AATCCCCAGCACTCGCACTTGTTCGTACTCAGGGGGTGGATGTCGATACCAAGTAAATCGGTATACCCAGGAACACCAGATAAAACTTTTGTCCAATAAGCATCCTGAATGTTGTAATACGCACTTGCTCTGGAGTAAGTTATCGGGCCGGTGCCTTTGGTTACGTCTAGGGTTACGTTGAAGTTGGCTAGAAAATACTCGGCGTATTCCCACAATGAACGTTGCCACAGGGAGCCTTGCCATAGTGAGCCTTGCCATAGTGATTCTTTCCATAAAGACATGATTATATCACTATTTCTATGGAGATTTCGCCTGCCGCGCTTACGCCCCTAACAGCTGTAACTTGACCTAAAATCACGTCGCTGACTGTTCCTGTGGTTACTCCTGTTACCCACGTTTGCCATGTTGCGGTTCCAGCGACCACTGCGGCGTCACTTGACGTCGAAACCTGGAAGCTCCCTGTGTTCGCACCGGCGATTAGGGTTAGTGTAACGTTTTTTCCTAATGGTAGTGCTGGGATAAGTACTGATGGGCCCGTTACTCCGGTCGCTATTGTGCCAGAATAATGGTATCCTTTTTCGATTGCTGCTGTATTCCTTACAGATAAAGCTGCAGTTGTCATGGGGTGTACTCCTGTATTATTTAATTGCTATTGTATCATTTTTTGTGACGAAAATCTATTGTTAAATTGTTCCCTAACCTTTTCTATTTTAGCATTTATTGCCTTTCTTGCTGCATCTGTCTTGGCGTTTTTTAACAGCTTTTTGAGGTTACGTTCACTTGATTCTGCTTTTTTCAGCGCTACACTAAGTCTCAGCAGTTCAATGTCACCGGGTCTAGCCTCTTTGTTTTTTTGTCTATCTATTGCATTTTTTACCTTCTTTTTATTTCTTTCAAATCTACTTCCACGTTCCCCCATTGCTGCACGGCTATAACCCAACGACCTGCGTAATGGGTACTCAGTTTGTCCTTCTATAACGTCGCGCCAATTTTCTGCAACAGTCTTTCGCACAGTGTTCGCTGGAAGGCCTGTTGCGTAACCGATAGTTTCCCATAGGTTCATTAACGCTGCGTTACCGTGTTTTTTATAATCTTCCTCGTTCTCGCCTGTGAATAGTTTGGCACCGTTATAGATTGCACCCATTAACGACTTCCCTGCTTGTGTTACCGGTGAGTAGTCCACGTCAGTTCCGTACCAGTTTCCCATAGCAGACTCAAGAGCTGCTTTTTGAAGGTCACGAATTATAGGGATACCGTTCAGAGGTGCTGTGACGATAGCTTTTATCTGGTCGTTTATGGCTTTTTCTTTTTCGTCTGCGTCTCCACCGATAAGCCCAAGCATTCCCGTAGCTGTTGCCTGGAACAGTGACGGCATGAGAACCCCAAAGATAAACAATCGCTTATATGCGTCTCCGTCTGCAGGATTGTTTTTTATACCTCTAATTGCTGCAGTTATTTGTGAAGTGTATTGTTTTGGAGAGGTTATAAACATGGTGAAAAGTTTTGCGTAGCTGCCACTTCTCTGAATGTTTCCTTGGTCTTTTATTCCGCTGGACTGCTGGGTTCTATCCATTGCTTTTTCAAACTCGTCGAGAGCAATCCTGTGCGCCTGATCGTGTCCTTTACCTGCTAAATTTTTATCATAATGGTATTTATAAACAGGATACCCGCCAACCAAGATAGCAGCACCGTCACCCCATTTTACAAGGAACATCGCCCTGTTTTTGATGTTCTGCATGTTGGCTATAGCTTGTGAACCGGAAACGGCTTGTGCGGTTCTAATATCCCGCTCCATGCCCATCTGTCTTCTCCCCTCCCATGCTTTCGACTTCTGCAATGTATTCCACGCCTTTAATGGATTAGCCCAAAATGCCCCAGAATTTTTTAACCATTCCGCAGTTGGAATAGACTCTGCCATGGCAGGAATAGAGGTTAACTGCTTCAGGAAAATAGTTGGGTTAAGGGCAGTCATAGCTGTGGTAATATTCCCCCTAAGTTTGTCGAGCCATGGAAGGTCACCACGTAGCTCCGTTGGTGACTTGGTAAAGTCAGATTGAAAGCGAGCTACGTTCTTTGACATGCTGCTTCCGTGGTGCTGTGTGATTAATCGTCTGGTGTTCCTATTGTTAAAAACTGCATTTATAATTTTAGTAGGCATTGCCCACGCCCTGAAGTTGTTCATTTCGTCAACGTGCTTTATTAGGACATCGTTAAAACTCATGAATCGGTATGGGTTTGTATTCTTTACCCTCTCCTTAAATGCACCTTTTGACATGCCTTTAGCGCCTGTTTCTGCTGGTGCCGCAGCAATCCCTTTGTCTTGCGTTTTCCCTGGAAGATCTCTATACCATGAAATATACCCTGGCGTTTTTGTTAGGTTTGTGCCGTAAACTTGGCGGTAAACCTGGTTCACATCAAAATGAAAATCCTGCAAATATGTGTCAACGTTGTAGTCAACAAACGCTTTAAGCTCTGGGGCAATAAACTTTTCAATTTCTTCAAACGTTTTGTCCGTCATGTCCATTCGTTCAAAAGTAGGTATACTATCATCATTCTTTCTGATAGCATACATGTAGGCAGCTTCTTGTTGCGACATCGTGAAGTCACCTAACCTCTTTCCTTTTTCATCGTAGGAAAACACTTTCCCATGCTGTCTTTCTTCCTGGGCCATGAACTTCTTATTCAATTCAGAGTCTTTCTTGGCGTTGAATATCTCCATTGCTTTCTCATGTATCTCTTTGTCACTTTCGAGCTTGAGCCTTATTTCCTCGTCTGTCGCTTTTTTTGCAACATCAAGCATACTTTTGGTCGTGAACGATTGAAGTATTTTATAGCCAGACTTAGAAGAGAGTTTGTTCATTAAAAATTCCCAGGAAAGCAGTGAGTCCTCTACCGCGTCCCATGTCTTCTTGACCTTCCCCTTTACGGTTGCCTCTTTTTCTCTCCGCTTTGTGGCCTGGGCTGCAGTTTCAACAACAGGCTCTTCTTCGCCTGAGATATCTTGCTGTACGTTTGTTATTATTGGCAACATTGCAGCCTTAAAGGCTTCTTGCTGCAATCGCCATAACGCTCTACCATCTTGGATAATTGAGGCAAGCGCTTCTTTTGCAAAAATCAAGTCCTCAAGGTTCTGTTCTTTGATGTTACCAAATGTTTCAAGGATGTTTCTGTGAGATTCAAGGTCTGCCAATTCTTCCTCTGCCTTTTTTGTTCCGTTTTCTTCAATCTCAAGTTCTTTCTCTACAATTTGGTTATCAATATACGCAATCTTCCCGGGAATATCTTTTTCTTTTAAGGTCTCCCTGATAAAGTCAAGATCCCGTGAAGCCTCATAACCAAGAGTTGATTTTTTAACTCTGTTTTTAGCAAGCTTGCTCGGCTTAACTCCTTTTTGAATATCTGAGATTAAACCTTTTCTAAGGTACGTGGTAAGTTCTTTTTCTGCGCGTGCAATGGTTTCTGCAAGCCTTTTTTCGTGTGCACCTACTTGCATAAAGCGGCTGATAAAAGTCAACGGTGCAATAACTTTGGCGCGTACTTCTGGTGGGACAACTTTCAAAAATGATGCTATCATCTTCTGTTTGGTTGCTATGGAAGAGTGTGAATCCTTTGCCAAAGAGGCAAGCTTCCGATACTCGGCAACCATATTTTGCTCTTTTTCCGTTCCGTATTTAGCAGCATCGGCCTTGGTGGTGGATGTGCTGCGGAGTTTTGACATTATGTTTTCTATCGACTCTTGCGGTGCTGGGGAATCTTGTTTTGCGATAGAATACCGCACATCGTTATCAGTAAGACTATACTCTCCGGTGTTATTATCCGCGCTCTTTACTTGGTTACCCTCAAAAGTAATCAGGTATGGATTCATTGAACCTTCTTTCAGCCCTGGTACTTTGATAAGGATTGAATCGTATCCTTGCCCTTGCAACTCTTCTCGCCTTTTTACCGAGTCGGCCAGGGTATTAAAACTTTGGCTTTCTTCGAGGGACATCATGTAGGGGTTTTCCATCTTCAGAAAGAATGGTTTTACGTTCCCGTATTTTGATGATGTTTTTTTGTTGAGCGAGAAGAAGTCTCCAAGCCCCGAAGAGGTGTGTCCGGTCTTTCCTCGCTTATTGGTATTGCCGAACTCGTAAAACTCTTCTGGTGAGCCGTGGTAGGCTACAATGGGGTTGCCCGACTTGTCTTTTAGTTTTGACGCACCGAACCAGCGTCTTAGTTTGTCGGTTACTTTTTCGCCGGTCTTGGAAAATCTTATGTCTGGGTTGTTCGCGTCGAATGTTCCAGTGTTGTAGATTGATTTTATTTGTTCAGGGAAAAATGCAACATAGATCGGCACCTCACTTCCTTTGCCACCGAAGCCACCTGTTATTACACCATCATATCCAGTGATATCCCTCACCGCCTGGTTAACATGTGATGCTTCGACACCAGACCCAATAAATCCACCAAGCTGATCTAATGCAGTTTCCTCATCGGCTATAGCCTCAGCAGCTGAGGCAACCACATTTTCAAGACCGTCATATCGTGTGTCGCCATAGTTCGACAAAAATCCATCTTCGATATCAATCTCGTAGTCTTTGGCCTCAATCTCAGCTATACGACTAATAATTTTTTCTACAGTATCAATATCAAAGGGGGGCGAGTCATAAGCAAGTGGTTTTTGAATACTCATGTATGCTTCAATAATAGTTCCATCTGCGCCATACCCTTCAGCGACTCTACGATTAGATGTGAAATAGAAACCTGCTCCTTCAGACCTGCCTTGCTCACCTATTTTGTCATAATCAAAGATGAAACCATCTTCAATGGATATCTCAGCACCAGTCCCATGATAAACAACCAAAGGTTCCCCATTATCATCCACAACTTTACTGTCACCAAACCACTTTCTGAACGCTGGATTGTAGGTTATGGCCTTCTTCGCTTCGCTGAACGCTAAGTTTGTGTTTTGAGCAAATTCATTTATCCCATTCTGTAATGATTCCCCAACAGTTCCCCGCGCCTCCCGCTTAACCACGTTCAACGCCAATGCTTGGAGGTCAATGTTTTTCAGGATTACAGGGCTAATACCCATCTTCTCGACTAGGATTTTCTTTATCTCGGCTATGAATCTGCGGACTATGGATAAGTTTGTCTTGCCCTGTTCGATAAGGTAGGCCATGACCTCACGGTCAACATGATTAGGGTCCGTCTCTTTTGGCACTGCATCGTATGCCGCCCTTATCTCTGATCCTTCTTTACTGTTGAGTTTAGATTTTCTTTTTAGTTGAGAAAGAACTTTTCCATACTGTGTTGAGTCGATAAACCCAAGTTCAAATACGTGTTCAGATAATTCGTGTAACATTACGGACATTGCCCTGCCGTTCTTTATGTTGCCTTGAATCAGGAAAGTCTTTGGCTTACCGTTCACTGGCATGGTAAATCCTTGCATTACCGCGTCGTCTCTCTCCGAAAACTCTCCGGTAGCAACGAGTATCTCTTTTGCTTTTTCTGGGTTTATTATTTCTAACAGCCCCTTGCTTTCTAAGTTACGCACTCCTAGTCGGCCTAAGTTGCCGGGTTGGGACAGCTCGGATCTTATGTCGGATTGGTTTGAGGCTTTGGATTCAGGTCTTGACTTTGAAAACTTAATGTCAGCGTCAACCTCTGCTATCGTTGGCGTTTTTTCATCAGATAAACTGGTGGCAACTTTTTCTGGTTTAGCCGTTGGTTTGGCTGTTGTTTTTGCTGCCAACTTCTCTTTTATGCGTTGGCGCTTGGTGGTTGGTTCTACTTCCTCGGCTGCCTCTGCAAGAGAAAATAATTCTTTAGCCTTAGCCTCCAAGGGTGATATGTTTTTAAGTATTTTTTGACGCGCTTCTCCTTTGGGAGTTTGTGCAACTTTAAGCATTAGTTTGTTAAGCAATACGTCTTGCATAGCTTTGACACCATGCCGCTTTATTTCTTCCTCTACGTGACCCATAACAGTAGAGTCACCTGCGGCAAACATCTCAATAGCTTTGTTTGCTGTTATTCCTTTTTCTCCGCTTATCTTGTCGGTAGGCTGTAGGAGCTCTTCTTGCGCTATACTTTGCTTTGTCTGAACACCTGCTGCTTCTGCCTCTTTTCGTATTTCTTTGGCTGTTACTACTCCAGCAGCTTCTTGGTCAGCCTGGGCTCTTGACCACTCTTGCTCGTATTGCTGCACGAGCTTTGCTGTCTCACTCTTTATTGTAGGAGCCTGTGCGAACGCTTTGAACATTTCATCTGCGTTCTTGTATCCGTATTCGGTTGCTGTGGTGTCTATGTCGAGTGGGGTGGGGCCGCCTGGAACTTTCATGGAAAATAGGCCAGGGTATGCACCTGTCACGCTGTCACCGTAAAGTTCCTTGGCTTGTGAGAGATTTAGCCCACCACTCTTCTTGATAGCTGCTTTTTGCTCGTAAACAGGATTTGACCTAACTATGGTATCAGCTTCTTTCTTCGCCTGTTTCAACATCTCAGGGTCGGCCATGGCAATAACGCCGGCAGATTCTTTGTCGCTGTACTTCTTGTTTAGTTCGTCGTGGATCTTTTTGGTTCTTGCTTTCTTATTCTTGTCGATGAACTCTTGGCGTTGCTGCTTTACATTCTGCTCGTGGGCTTTTATTTCCCGGGGAAATGTCTTGTCGGTGTCCTGCTGTTCAATGTCGATGGCATCGTCTACGAACTGGTTCTCTAAATTTCTGTCTCTTGCAGCTTGTTCTCCTGGCATTGGTGAGTATGAGTTTTCGTAAGCAAGAAGCTCTTCCCGCTCTTTCTTCAACTTCTCTGTTTTATTCTTCTGTTCACGCTGTGCTGTAAGGTATTCCTGTTTGTACGCTTCTTCCTTTTCGCTTAAAGGCTGGTCAGACTTTAGCTTGTTCATAACGCTGTTGTGCAGATTTGCGTTTTCCTGTGCCAATTTCACCGGGTCGTTCTGTCTCTTTATTTCTTCAGCATCATCCACAAACTGATCCATCAGAGCGTCATCTTGCAACTTGTTGAATCGTTGGCGGCGTCCTTTTACTTCGTCTTGGACATTTATGGACTGTTGAGTGTCTGCCATAGAATTTAGTATTTCTTCTTCAGCTCCTCTCTGGTTTCCCTCTTGTGCCTTTTGGAGCTCTGAGGATGGCTGAGATTCTTTTTCCTCTTGCTGGGTTGATGGCTGAGATTCAACTTGTGACGTAGCACTGCTTGCCTCTTCCTGTTCTATTTGCCCAAGTTGGTGCTCGATGGTGATTATATTTGATTTTACTCTGTCAGTAGGCTTTTTGTGTTTTTTCAGGTTGTCTAGTTTTCGCCGTAGGTCTTCCTTGAAATTGGCATTTGCAGTATCAACTGTTGCTTCACGCATTGCTTTTAATGACTCTTCATCTTGGGAGGCGAAGTCAATTAATGATTGGTCGTAGCTTATCTGGGAACCTGCATTTATTCTATCAATTGCGGAGTTAGCCCATGACTTTGCAAGTCTTTGATCTGAAATACCCTTTTCTATCTGTTCAACGGCTTTGATTCTTGACTTTGGATCTTGAACGTTATTTAGGTCTGAGAGTAATTGTCTCCTCTGTACGGTTGTCGTCTCTCTCAGCGCAATGCCGAGCTGTAAACTTGCAGTCATTGTTGGTACTACTCTTTCAATGATTGCAGCCTTCATGTCTTCTGGTGCTACTCCTGATTGGGAAAGCTCTCTGATAATACGCTGGAAATGTTCTGAGGAAAGTACATCGTCTGTTAGTTGATCGGTAAGCACGTTCATGGGAGCGCTGGTGAGGGTATCTATTACTTTTTCCAGAGGTTCGTTGACAAAACCAAACCCTCCCACAATATCAACACCGGCTGCGGAATCGTCAGAAGAAACAAACCCATTTACTTTCATGTTTGTGGTTGCTGCGGTGTCGGCTTGTTTTTGACTTACAACGGCACGTGGTGAAGTCATGGCAGCAGCTCCACCTCCCATACCGGTACCCATCACAAACCCCTGCACACCTCCCTCAACACTGGCTTCCTTTACGCCTTGCCATATATCTTGGTTTGGATCTACAAACTTTTTCTTTTGGAAGTTTTGTTCGAGTACTTCATATCCACTCTGCGGGGTCTCCTGTAAAGCCTCAAGACTACCCTCAGTAAGTGCTTTTCTGGAAAGTCCACCAGTTGCTTCACCGCCAAGCAGTTTTCCCATGTAGTGGCCAGATACGCTGCCAAGTAATCCGGTGGCTGTGAAAACTTTTGCCATAGATTTCATCGCCGCATGATCTGCTATAAGTTCTCTTACTTGCTTTTCTTTTTCCTCGTCCGTTAATTGCTCAGACGAAAGTGCTTGCATGGCCTTCTGGAACTCTGGAGTTTTTGAAATTATGTCAGTAGGAGCGCTTATAACCAAGTCGTAAACATCTTTTCCAGACTCAATCGCAGCGGTTCCGCCCTCACCCACAAACCCACCAATTACTCCAGCAAGTCCAGATGAAACACCCTTCTTGATTAGACTTCCGGTTATACCAACTCCAGTACCCATACCCACAACGGTACTTGGTGCAGATTGTAGCAAACTGCTAACTATCTTTGTAGGGCTCTTCCATGCTTCGCCTTGAAAAATGCTCTTGAAGTTCTTGAGTGGCGCGTCTCTCCATGACTCTTTAACGTCTGTGGTATACTTTAATGACTGGGCTTCCTTCATTGCCGGTGACATTGCGGCCAGATCTTCTGCTTCTTTTTCTTTATAAAATGATTCTATCCCCTGCCCTGCCTTGTCTAACAGTCCTGTGGGGTCAATATTGCCAACAACATCAATAGTACGACCAATTGTCTGCCCAAACCTGTTTAGTCCAACAGCCAACGACCTTCCGTAGTCTCCAGCCGTTGTCCCTGTTTTTGCTTCTAATTCAGGCAATGGTTCAACTTTAGCCTGAACGTCTCCTATCTCCGTAAAGCCAGAGGGGAGCCCTGAAGAGCCTTGTGGCTCTATTGTGCTTTGCTCTTCTGCTGGAGGTGAACCGATTTCGCTGAACCCTTGTGGAAGTGCCATTTAATGCGCCTTTATGAGAGTGTTTTCTAATTTTGACGTTTTTATTTGTTTTCCATCTACGTCATAAATCTTACCATTTTTTGGGTAAAAATACACTATTTCTCCGGTATCGCTTTTAACAATTGGCCGTACTTCACCCTTTGGCAATCTGCCTAGTTGTTGGGCCACTTCCGGGTATTCTTTCAAGGCTACAGGATCTCCTTGCGCAACTCCTTCTTTTAGCTGGGCGAGGCCGCTTTTAACGTTTCCATTATCGTCAATATTATCTTGGTTCTCCCATCTCTTCAGGATTGCAGGATACTTTTCTCCACCTGTCTTGGAGGCACCGGTCTTGCTTAGAGCCTTGTAATTCTCAACTATTTTGGACTCGTCTGTTATTCCTTTTTGGATCTGCCCAGACCTGAACGCCCCGAACTCTGTTGGGGTTTCTTTTTTGCTCAATTGCCTCTCAGCATTTTTTATCTGTAATTCTCGGAGAGGTTCGTTGTATGCTCTAGTTTCTGCGGTCAACTCTTCATTGTATCTTCTGACATCTTCCCTGTTCTTTGTCGTGATATCTTCCTGGTATCTACGCGCATCTGCCCTATCTTCAACAGTTATTGCACGGGCAGCGTTTCTGTCTGCTATTAGCTGTGCCCTGTTTGCCTCCATAGCATCACTGCGCGACTTTTCAGCGATGTTCTGTCCAGCGAGGTTTGAGGCGAATGCTCCAACTCTTCCCATTGGGGTATTAGGAGCAAACGCGGAACCCAATCCGCCGGCTATCTGCGCAAACTTGTCAACTGGAATTCCAAGTACAGTTGCGCCACGATCAGGCACAGTGTTCTTATCTGGAGTTGTTGGTTCTCCCAACGCATCCCTGGACATCGGTTGCAATGGTTGCTCTACTTCCTCCTCTGGTGGCGTTGTTGGTGGAGTTATTGAGCGGACCGGTTGGGCAGTGTTGTCTCCTGGTTTCGATAGTGCCAGGAAGTTCGCTTTTTCTTTCTCTCTGTCTATGCCACCTATTCTCTTCAGTGCTGAACTCCGGCCATTATAATCTGAATAAGCCATTTTTTTCTCCTGTTACTCTAATAACATAATTGCTACACCTACGACAAAACCAACTACTGCTCCAATTATTGTTCCGTATGGGGGAAAATATGAACCTATCTGGGCACCTGACCATGTGTAACTTGCAACCAATAGTCCTTTCGATACTTTAGACCTTTCCCGTTCGGTCATCGTCCTTATAGCTCTAGACCCACGCATTGACGCCAGCATGTCCATTTCAAACCCAAGGACGTTGAAAGGCCATAGTGCGCTATTGGAATTCATCTTGTAACCAAAATCGTTCGCGTTAATCCTGCAAAGGTAATAATCTTTTAACGATTCAGCATATCTTGTAACAAGGTCATCCTGCCATCTAAGCGTATCGTTCCACGCCTTAACAGCGCCAGCAACTAAGCCATATCTTATGGTCAACCTAAGCTCTGCTATCCTTTTCACTCTACTTTGTTCAATGTTTGCCTGTGAAACCACAAACGTGCTTCCGGTTGACGCATTCAAGCTTCTTGCTAGTATTTTTTGTTCCTGACCCTGCTCAATAGCATCTTCAAGTATTGCCACCTCAGTAGGAACTGGATCGTCTGCGTTTAATACTTTGTCAATAAATGTCTGAGTAAATAACGAGTCTAGGTCAAGACCAGCCATAAATTTTCCAAAAGAATCGTACATCCCTGGAAAGCTTGTTAACATAAACCCAACGCCAAAAAATGCGTCGTCTGCTGAAGGTGGATCGTATGAGGCGAAAGGGGAGTTGTCTATTACCGCTGCTCCAGTGCTAAACGACAGCTCGAGGGCGGAAGAGTGCTTCTCTTCAAGATATGGGGCGAATCTTAAGGTTGTTTCCTGATCGCTTGAGCTGCTACTGCTTCCCATTTTTCACCTTGTCTTAATATGTAAGAGCTGCACCAATACCCAACACCGCGCCACCAAGAGCTCCCCATCCAGCACCTCCAGCAGAGGTCGCTGTTGCCCCGGCAACTCCTGCAGTTGTTGCTGGTGCGATCTGATTACCAACCATCGCACCCATGGCTGCACCGCTCAAAGCACCACTTAATACCCGTGAGGCGGTAGATGCTCCAGCAACGTCTGTTTTCTGCACAGTTGCGCCCTGTAACGCTCCCAAGGCTGCACGTTCAAAGTCAAGAACGGTGAAAGGCCAAAGTGCACTTTTGGCAGCCATGGCATAATTCACCTCGTCAATGTCTGCCCTAGCCGAGAAGTAAAATTTCATTATCTCTGAATAAACACCAACCACTTTTTGGTTCCACTGGAGATGCGTTTGCCATGTGCTTTGTGCTACAGGAATAAGGTTGTACTTTAGTTGAGCGGAAAACTTTTCAATTGCCTTTACTTTTCCAGATTCAATAAGTGCCTTGGCTATCAACATTGTGCTGCCGTTATAGGCGTTCAGGTCTCTAGACCCCAACTCTAACCTGGGATATGAGTTCTCCTCTATGTCATCATCCATCAAAGCAGACTCGGCTGAAACTAAATCATTCACAACAGGGGAGTTTACTACGTTTTCAAATGTTTCAGTATAGAGCGCGTCAATGTCCAGACCTGCCATGAACTTGCCATACATATCGTACAGAGAAGGAAAAGACGTTATTGTGTATCCAGTTCCAAAAAACGCGTCATCTACTTCAATGTCGGTGTAGCCAGAAAATGGGTCGTTAGCTACGGCAGTTATACGTTGTGACTGAACTTCATCAAGAAACGAGGTGTGCTTTTCTTCAATATAAGGAGCGTATCTAATTGTCTGTTCGCTGTCCCCTCCACTACTGCTTCCACCCATATCAACCCCCTATCATATAGCAATACGATCTGGAAACCTCTTTAAACCCTAACCCCATAGCGAGCCTTCCTAGCTTTGGGTTGCTTGTGTCAAAGGTGATTTTTGTGCATTTTGACTTTAGTGCTATATCCAATAATACTTTATGGTCTTCCTCCCATGTTGATTTTGGTTCTGCCTGGAAAGAATAAGCACATTGTAGATGGAAGTGTTTTTCTCCGGTGATCTTGTTGCCGATAAAACGAGTAACTAAAACAGCTACAATCCTCCTATCGTCGCTCAACCTAACAAAACACTGGGCCTTGTCTGATAGTAGGGCATGAAGTAGTTCGTTAAAATATGGCTGGTAATTTTCATGGTGTAAGGTGTCAGCGTTCTTGCATCCATATTTTATCACATCCCAAAAAACAGGTATTTGCTTAGGTATGAGTTTGATCAACATTATATTTCTCCGTTGCCAAAGTCCATATTCTTGGGAGGTTCTACGGTTGAAACGTTCATGTTTTTTGTCATGAATATTCTTTCCCTGATTTTTGGAATAGCTTTCTCCAAGATTTCATCATATTTAATTCCTGGATTCTCACCGTCAACCATCTCTACAACAGAAGCGACAATCTCCTTATGTTCCTTAAATTCAGGATGGTCTTTGTAAAACTTCGTGTTTGTCTTGTTGCAAAAAGCTTGGTGAGCCATTGCGCTTCCGACTATTTCAGTGAGAGATAAGTAGATACCCTCAATCTTTTGGTCGATATAATCTTTTATTTCCTGATCCATTATCTCTCCTCAATGAACGTGGACATGCCCGTCAATTGTCAGGCTGTCCATTTCAAAATATTCATACGCTGCAAGTTTAGCTCTAAATCTAAACTCGATTCCTTTTCTAATTATCTTCACTATACCACGTTCATGCACAGTTTCCCATGGTGTTGTTGTGAATGATGCAGATTTGCTTTCTCTGTAATCAATAGCCGCAGACAACACCCCAGATACGTCAGTACTAAATTCAAGTTGGTATACTGATTTCATCCTACGTGTTCCAAAATCGAAAATGTCTGTGCATATTTCAAACACAGGGGTAGTCACGATTCCTGACGATGCGGTTAACGACCTACCAACACCAGTAACATTCACAGGGCCTTTGCCAAGACTTTTATCTTCAGGAGAGTAAACATACCCGGTTGTCCCGTCACAGATATAAAGCAGGTTGTTGTCTTCATCCAGGGTTAACACTGGATTGGTCAACAGGGATAAATATTCCCTGTAATCATGTTTCCTGAGCTGATCAGAAAGGCTGTATAAGCACCCAAGATTATCAATAAAATAATGCACAAAGTCATTTCCTGCAAAAGCATCACGTCCCTTAAGCCCTGACTTGTGGATTGTGTTTAGTCCGTATGCCTTACCAGCTGGCGTAAGAATTGAAACCCCATTCACGCCATAAGCGATAACCTTGTCGTTTAATTTGTGAATATTATGGACATATCCCTCCCAATCAAGTGGCATGTTACCGGCAACGTTTGATTGCTTAATGGAGAAATCAAGGCTACCCACATCAGACCATGCTATCCAGTTTTTCTTTGCGCTATCAAGCCACAAGTCACCGTAAGTACTAGCTGTTATGTCTGAGGTGTTGGAGCTTAAAAATGTAGCCTCTAGGTACGTTCCAGAGGTGCCTGTAACAATATCTGACGTGTTAGAGGAGAGTATTGGGCTAAAAACCCCATCCGATCCAGCTGTTATCCCGTCGCCAGATGAATACCACTCAAAGTACAGTGTTCTTGTTGTGTCTACTTGAGCGGCAGGATATACGCTTGCTATACCAACAGATCCAGCTGTAAGGTTTGTGGTATTGCTTGACAAGCTGGTATCATAACTTGCGTCTGCGTATCCTGCGAACGTCTTCAGGATTAGCGTTGACGGCCTTGGGGAGACAGTTGCCCGGCTAATTGGCCTGAATATTGTTGGTGGCAAGAGTCCCACGGCTTAAATCTCCACCCTCGCATACACATCCAAAACGCTATTTGTGTCAAGATTCCACAGGACTATGCTTGACGAAACAGGGATAACCAATCCTTCAGGAAATGTCCAAATAACACCGGTTCCGATTGTGGCCGGGAAACTTATTCTCCGCAAAAATGCGGTTGGGACTGTTGGACCAGTTCCCCAAGCCACTGCCGATTGGACAACTCCTGACGCCAAAACATCGTTTGGATCTTCTGGCAAAAAATCAACCGGACTTGTTGGTGTGACTCCAATTGCGGCGGGACGGCCTAGGCCTATTGTCGTGGTAGTAGCAGCAGCGAGAAAGAATCCAATTTCAACAACTCTTGCTCTCCCTGGTGTTGCTGCAGTGCTTATTTCCCATGCGGCTGCAGCATTCGTGCCGTCCGTTGTCCTTGCGCCTAATGATACGATCATAACAATTCCCCTTTAACTGAGTGTCTCTTTCATTGAACTGAAAACAATTGGAGCTCCATCGACTGCGGTGATAGTCCCTCCTGCGTCTTTGTAGCTGATTATCGCATCGGTATAATCGTCTGTTGCTGAATCCGTAGTGTCATCAATAACGATTGCCCCTGATGCCGATATACTACCACCTGAAGCAGTCCATGTCACGTTACTCCATGTTGTTACCGACTGATCTGTAGTATTGTTTACCGCGGTAGTGGCCCCAGTTAATGTTGCCCCCCCCGCTGTGTATCCATTGCCGCTCGCAACCTCTGAGGCTATAACGTCAGCGTAAGCGTGGTGGCTATCCTTGTCGAACACGAAGCCAGGTTGCATTAAGATAACCTTACACACGTCAACCGCGCTGGTTCCAGCTTTGTCGGTCAGGTGTATTTGCCCTTTCTGATACATCACTTTTGTACTATTTGGGACTGCATTTGCCATTGTGTTCTCCTTACATATTTGTGTGCTCGTGCCAGTCAATGCTAAGATTTACCGTTGTGTTTGCTATATTTAATTCTGTAATTCTTAATAGGTAAATTGTATTCTGTTTCATTACCATTTCTGATTCGGAAGTACTTATCTCACCTGCAGTTATTTTTTTATCACCCACCCCAAACTTCGCAGCTCCGATAACAGTTCCTTGAGTTAAAACAGTTGGGGCGGAATATATTAGGGTTGTGTTGTTGGCTGCAAAATTCCTATTTCTGTTAAATATACTCTCCGGTGTCCCATTGCTTGACACTGTTGCTCCTTCGGAAAGCTCAATAATTACTTGACCTGCAGAAGAAGAAATTTCAAAAGACATATGCGCCCACGCTGTAGTATTTGGGGTAATTATGAGATGTTCGTCAACAGTGTTTTGCACAATATCATGATAATCGCTATAGTAATAATGTTCACCGTTGTGAATTGCACTTCTTGAGTGGTCTACTGTTTCCAAACAAAGTGTGGTACTGTCAACTGCTACAGCATTTCCAGCATTGTCGTATAACACAAATCTTCCTTCTAGTGGCCATTGTGATCGTTCCATAAGTTATCCCCATACCTGGACGCTGACGTTGCTTGTATCTGAATACGCAACAACAGACTGACCGACATAAATTTTTAACCCTGATCGTTCGATAACGCCTCCAGCTGCAATCACTGTGTCGTACTCTATCCAATCCGCAACTGTCAGGGATGCAACAAGTCCGTCAACTATCGCGAGCCTTATGGCCACATCACCGGAGTTGCGGTTGCAAATATTAACCGTTGCATCAATACCGCTACTACCTGCAGGGACAGTGTAAATAAGCGTGTTTGTGGTCGCGCTGAGGTTTACAGCCGCTATTTTGCCAAGTGTACTCATCTAACAAACCTTTTTTAAGTTCTATATTTTACTAAAGCAGTTCTACAGTACACCGTATCAGTTATGTAATCCCTGTTGTACATGTACCACAGCCCTGCGGCCACATCTAGGTAGACAGTCATGCCCAAAGTATACAAAACGTTGTCTGTTGCCTGGACAAGTGACATGCTTCCAGGTGAAGCTGCAGGAACCTCCCACACCTCCAGTCTTCCCCAGTTGCTACGCTTCTGGAAAAACATGACATTCTTTGCCGCACTTACCGCTATAACATCACCACCAGTTCCATAAAAATTCTGCTCGTTTATAATAAGGCTTGTAATAATGTTTGAAAAATTAAACGGTGTTGACCCCGTGGCCTTACATATCCTCCACCCACCGACCTGCGTTCCTTTGGCAAAATAGTAAATAGTCCATACTGAGTCTTTATACGTAACCCCTGTGATACCTATTTCGTCCCCATAACCTGTTAAGTTTGGGTTGCTGTGATCCAACACGTAACTTGGGTCTGAGAAACTAAACCCATCGGTAGAGAAAATTACTTTTACGTCAGCGTGTACTTCTTCCGTCGTTGCGTTGTCTGCGACAATAGCCGTAATATAAACATACACCAACCCTTCATAAACTATTGCGGTGCAACCAAAAATACCTTCTTCCTGGTTCCCGGCGGGGGAGTGTGTCATTATTGGATTTCCTGCGTATTTCGTCCAGTTCACCTTATCAGTACTTGTGGCGACTCCTAGCTTTCTGTGTGCAGGGCCGCCGTCAGTTGTCCTTGGGCTATCTGAACCGATGTAATACATAAAGTACTTGCTGCCGAACTTAACAACACAACTTGGAGTAAGAGATTCAGGTTCGTGGTCATCCCATGTTCCATTTGATCCAAGGCTTAGGCCTGTGGTCTTAAACCAACCTGACCATTCGGCCTCTTTTGGAATCAATATTTCTCCAGTTATACCAACTGATGGAGATGGGGTTGTTGTTTCAGTCGGAAGCTCTACGACTGGGGATGGTGAACTGCTAATAGAATCAAAGTGAGTTTCATCAGAATATTGAATAATAAATCTTTTTCTTGCATAAGTTAACGAAGGACTGGCCCCAGCACGAGAACTTCGGTCGTCGTCTGCTGTATTGTGATAATATGTATCTCCTTCAATAGTTATATATTTTTGATATCGCTCAGTGATCGTACCTATCTGAGCGGATGGAATATCTTGCATGTTTGACTCAAAAGTCCTATTGGAGCTATTGTACCAATTCAACCACGTGTAGCTTTTGAGAGTGCTAGAGTCTCCTGTTTGGCCATGATCCCAGTAGAAGTTGTTTGCCAGCATAAGGAAATTGTCAGCAGAAGTGCTGCCAATAGCTCCGCTCCAACATTCCCAGTTGTCACCATTAGTAACGATTGAATAGTAAGCTGTTACGTTTACCTCGCTAAAACCGTCTACTGGCGATATTGTGTCTCCAGCATATCCCGGGTAGTTATCGTTTGTATATTTGTCTGCGGTCATAGACGATAACCCAGAATAGTCGTAGTATACTCTCCCCCCGTCTGCGTGATAAAAAACGGCTTTAGGTTGATATACTATCAATATTTGTTCATAGGTTTTACTAACTGTATCTTTACGATCAACTGGACTGTCGGTGTATGCAAGGCCATTCTCAACATTATAATCAGTCCAATACTCACTTAGTTGTACGATACTTTTACCTTCCCATACTTCACTTGTCCCCCATTGGTGCCCTGGTAGATCCCATATGCTACCACCAACCACAAAATACTGTTCCCTCGTCCAATCGTTTCCTACAGCAGATTCCCATTCCTTAAATACTGGCGCTATTCCACCGGGCCAAGCATCCATGAGTATCCACCAGTTTCCACCAACCGATACAGTTCCACCACCTCCATAGTCTGTCCAATCGCAACCACCATAAAAATAATCTGGGTTTCCTGAATCAGCACCAATGTGTAAATTATCAGGGTCGTAAGACCCTCCAATATATATATTATCTTGCGGAACACCTCCAACAGTAAGTATTCCCCATCCCCATAATTGGTGCATTTTGGCGCAATAAACATTGGTAGACGTTCCGTCGTACCCCATAGGAGTTAGGTGTAGTTCGTCTATGTAGTCGTCGTAGTAATAATTGTTACCCTTTCCACTCACGCTATTTATCATCGGGCCGTAGTCTGCTGGCGCTGGCTCGTCCCATATTGGGTCGTCATTATCTTTCCAATCGTATAAGACTGATTGGATATTTGTGGAATCAGAAAAACTATCTCCATACGTATCATCAAACGGCCCTGTGTAAATCATAGGCTGATCAGGATACCCAGCGTGTAGCTCAAACCCATTAAATTCATGGTTCCATAATCCTGGCCATGGGTCTGCGTAACTACTCGCGTTCCATTCAGGGAGCGTGTGCCCCTCTGTTACGTTGAAACCTGGGGGGCCGTTCTTAAGTCCGTCGCAGTCCATGGTAATATCGTCACTTCCAGCCTCTAGCCCATCACTTCTTACACGTTGATGGTATTTATCCAGCACAGATATTTCACCGGCACCTTCTGTCCCATGAAGGGCTATGTAAATTCCTCTCGCCATCCAATCGTCATTCATTCCCCAGTTTCGAGAATCTGTTTCGTCCTTTTCAATCATGATCGGGCTGTCGTAAATACTGCCAGTTACCCAAACCAAAAAACCAACCCAATCGGCAAGTAGCGGAGATGAATATGCCCTAACCACAGGAATAAGTAACTGCTTACTGTTGTTTCCTGGTGACGGGTTTGAATATTCTGGGATTCTAGGCCAGTATCCACATGGTACGTGAGTGTCTGTTATTGGCGTATGGTCGTTGGTTGCGCTTCTCCACGTTGGGTCTTCATCTGTGGAGATGTGTGTCCCTTCGTTGTATCTTGGTTTATCTATTTCCTTCTCGAAAGTCCAAGCACCAAGGTTTTTGTCGTCAGTCCATGCCATTGATCATTCCCAATAATTTGCTTGAGGTGCGCCAATAACTACCTGGCCGTTATAGTTACAAAGAGCGTAAGCAGAAGGTTGCGCGGAAACAGAGTACTCTTTTGTAAAAGGGTCTCTCGTTACAGACACCACTCCATTGCTCATGTAAACAAAATCGTTAAAATCAAGTGCTCTCCACGTACTTCCAGCTGAAACGGTGAGCTTTAGGACCAACGTGTCATTTACCCACTCGTAAATCTTTGTCTCTCCACAAACTATTGTCATCTTATTGAACTCAAAAATCTGCGGGTAAGGGAAACCGTCTGCTATCCCTTTTGTGTAAGTTGTTCCATCAACCCAAGTAACCCCGTCAGATCCGCTCTGTGTCCAGTACGATGCCCAACTCGCTCCGGTGATAGGTTTGTTTGCGGAGGCGGCTACGTGGTCAGCTGTGCAGGTGTAATTCAATGTGTCGGTTCCGATTACTTGCATTGGATAAGCTACTATAGGAGTCAGGTTGTCCAGTGCTTGCAGAACGCCATCACGCCCAACTACACCTGAGCATGTTGTCAAAAACCCTTTACCACGGGGATTGCGTTTGCTCGGCCTCAACCCCTTGGCTAAATTTTTAACTTTTATTGAAAACTTTGACATATCACCACTCTATGTGATCACTTGAGCCGTCACAGTATATCGGCTCTCCATCTTCAGGTAGAATGTCAACAAGTTTTAATATTCCACCGTTGAAGATATTATCGTAGTTTGCTGTGTCAACTTTTTGACCAGCCATCCCAAGTTCTTTCTTGTTAAATATTTCCCTCGCAACATATCCTACAATCAGATCTCTATGTAGAACAGTTGGAATACAGGAAGGAATGTCCGCATCTGCTGTCAATGTGGTAGGGTTTTTGTAATAATGAGCAGTAAGGTTTGTTGCTACTGCTGGTATGTCCCGGTAGTGAAGCCTTGAACCTGAGACACAGTACCTATCAACTGTACCTGCCGCTTGATCTGCCGAACTTTTCATGAATCTCAGCCAAGAGTCAATCTTGGTAATCGTCTCCCCGTCAGAGTTGACAAGCATTATTACGTCACGGTTATAGTCTGCCGGTAAACTCAGATATCCTGTACTCAAAACTGTTGTCACTGTGCTTGTGGTATACAAATCTGGGAGCGGTGGAGAAAGTTGCCGTCTACCTGGAATCAAAACACCAGTTGCCACAACTAAAACAGCCTCGTTTGCCAACGATTTGATAATTGTTGACGTATAGTCTGAGTCGTGAACAATGTCTTCAACAGCGGTAACAATCTCTGAGAGTTGCATAGTATTACCTTGGGGCCCGGGATCTCACCGGGCCATTATTGTTATGTGGTTCTGGCGTAAGGGTCAAGTTCGATATCCAAATCACACACAGCGGTAGCGGCCGTGCTGGTTACGAACTTGAGAAAGCCATCTGCGGCCATGACTGTATTGCCTGTGGTTGTGTCAGCGACCCATGTTCCAACGGCACCGGCTGCAATGGTTGTGCCGAATGTCATCACACCGATTGCGGTTGTTGCCCCGGCTGCAGTTGTTCCGTAAGTCACGGTAATAGTCTCACCATCTCCCGGGTCGGCCTGTACAATTCCGCGCAAATTTCGCATTGTGCATCTGTAAGGGACTTGCCAATATGTAGTGAGTGCTCCTGCCGCGAATGCAATAGGTACTTGAAAATGTATATCCTGATCCATTTGGATCTCCTTTTGTTGAATTATCGAGCGTAAGGGTCAAGCTCAAGATCGAGATTGATCGCAGCAGCGTCAGTACCAACAGAGGACACAACAAACTTTAGGTATCCATCTGCTGCCATTTTTGTTTCGCCAGTGGTGGAGTCTGCCACCCAAGTTCCAACCCCACCGGCTGAACCAATGGCAAATGTCAAAACTCCGATAGCAGTAGCTGCGGCAACAGTTGTCCCGTAAGTTACTGTGACCGTTTCCTCTGCGGCGTTTGCCCCTTGGATTATTCCACGGACATCACGCATAGTGCAGCGGTAGGGCAACTGCAAGTATGTGGTTGTGTCAGCTCCAGCGGCAAGGGCCGTTGTGTGTTGAAAATGTATATCCTGATCCATTATTTTCCCCTAAGAAATTAATGGGGGGCTTTTACACCCCCGTTAAATATTATGATGGGTCTGTCAGTCCGGTAAATCGAGCATGAGCCGCACGATGTGATGTGACCAACTGCCCAATCCATCGTGTGTTCGCAACAAGGGTGTCAGGCTGATCCTTACTGTATTCCCACACTGGCTTTGTATACTGGTAGTCAGCGTGCGTCTTTAACCAGAGGAAGTCAAGATTGAGCGCATCCATATACCCTGAAGTTTGACGGTCATCGGCTACAACTGGGACACTACCAAAGAGGACATTGTCAAATCCTACATCAACAAGCTTGCCGTCTTTGTGTCTTACGTTTGCTTGGATTGTCCGCTCAAACCCATCTTTCAAGACATCAGTGGTAATGTAGAGGTTAGGTTTTTTCCCCATACTTTGGCCAACTTTTGCAGTTCTGCGGATCTCTTGCATGATTGCGTAAGAGATAGCCCCGCCTGTAGCATTCAGGTTATGCGCCCACTTTGCCATATCGTCTTCGGCTATTGACCCGTAAGCTGTGGAGGTTGATGCGCTGAAAAGATCACCAAGGCCAAGGATATCGTCATCGGTAGAAGCCGAGGCATAAACTTGAGTTCCTTGTGTATCCCTGATAGTCTTATGGATGTTGTCAATTTTTGACTGTACCAGAGATACAATCGCGGCGTCTCCAGTGTTTTTGCGCTGGTCGTCAAGGTCAATCGCGTTTGCGGCGTAAGTTCCAGCCCAACGAAAACGAGCAGCGTTCAAAATTTCAACTTTGCTCTGTGGAATTTTCGTGGTGTTACCGTATGATCCAGTGTTTGTCCGTGCGTACTCGATCGGGATTCGGATCATTTCACCACCATCTACCGTCTCGCCAGCGCCAACGATGGAATCTTGGAATTTACCGCCAGACATAAGCATGTAAAGCAAGACATTGTCGATACCGTAAATGTCAGTAGTTTTTTTGACGTTGTAATCGTCTGTTACTGCTTGGACTTCTGATAATGTTAAAGCCATAATGTTACTCCTTTATATTGAGTTATTCACCTCTTGCCCTACGTAATGCGGCAAGACCTGACTCAACCAATTCGTTTCGTTTCATCGGGCCAGCTTTCCGCCCGATTTTCTCTGCTGATTTGCCTCCACCCTGGAGGACTTTTTGGGTGTTTGCATCACCCCCTGCTATTTTTGCCATTTCAGCTTTTCCCAGTGCAATACCTTCCTGCTTCGCTGACTCAACAGCTGCAGCCATTTCTGTCTGTAACGTGTCAGCCTTTAAAGCGTAGTATGCCGATATGTCATCATGGAAACCTGGGAGTTGATTTTTGATTGGCTCCAAAACCCCGGACTTCTGAAGTTCGAAAAAGTCAGGGTGAGCATCAGAAAATGCTTTTTTGGATTGTGCGACCGTTGCCTTGCTTTGTTCTTCGTGTATCCCTTTTACCGTTTCGTTCTGGGCAATCTGGGCAGAAATTAAAGCAGTCTGTTTCATCCCATCGCCGATAGACAAATCACCATCCTCGACCTGTTGGGCAATATTGTTGATCTGCTGTTCCAAATCATCGGCTTTTCCTTTATCTATAGGGGCCTCTTGATTCTTTGTTTGCATCACATCAAGTTGTCGTAGCAGGGCTGATCTTTCTTCTTCTGCTTTCCCAAGTCTACTTCCCTGGTCTCCAAGTTTAGCTTGCAACTCAGTGTATGACTTTTCCAGGTCAGCAACATCCTTGAATTTACCTGCCAAAAGTGGTTGCTCTTCTGCTGGTGCTTGCCCTTCAGGAGGCGTAACAATGTCGTCCTGCACGGGTACCTGTTGCTCTTGTGGTGATGGCTGTCTTTCTGTTGGGTTTTGGTCTGCACGTAAGATATCTTCTTCCATTTCTAACTCCGTTGGGGCCATTTCTGGGTGTCCCTGATGCGAAGGGCGGCTAACTGCAAGGTATAAAGCCGGTATCCTTCAAGTATTGATTGTACTGCGTCCTCGTCTCGATTGGTATGTGTGGAGAATCAGTGTCCTGCAATTGGTCTCTAACCGACTGGTCGAGCCAAAGAGGGTGATCGTCTTGAATACCTCCGAGTGTAAAAACTTTTCTGGCCACGCCATTACATTCTGGGCATGACATTTCTTTTTTGTATTCTTTCAGCGAAAGGAATTCGTCGAAATCCTTATCGCATTTATCACAAGTGTACTGATAAAGTGGCATTACATTCCCCTCGCTTGTTCTGGTGGCCCTGTTGGGACGCCTCTCTGCTCACCTTGTGGTTGTTCGGATTCGGGCCCATTCTGTGGCTGCATCAGATATTGTCTGAGTCTCAGAGCCTCGTCTTTGTCCATGCCAGCTTGCATAAGCACGTTAAACGCCTCGTCAAGCTGCGTTTCTCCCATTCTTTCAACGATTCTCTTAGCGTTCGGATAATTGAGAGCGTCAACAAGCAGTGCTGTTCTGTCAATAGCTTTGGTATTAAACAAGGCCATAGCTTGTTCTTGGTCGCCAAGGCTCGTTCTAGCAACCGTAGAGTCAGACTCAACGATGTAATTAAACTGCCTTCCTGCCAACTCTATACCGCTGAACTCGTAGACCGTTTCGTCTTGGAGCATAACCATTTCAGGTTTTACGCTGAAATTTTGCATGAAAGAAATATCCCACCGGCCACGCATCCGGCACATAAATTCTGTTGCTCGGATCTTGTGTCTAATCAGGACTGCGTTTTTTTCTTGTAGTTGAGCGATCGCAGAAGCGGCGGTCACTCCAGTTGGCTGGACTCCACGGTCAGCGTCTTCAATTTGGTAAACTCGGTCGTGGAAGTCTACCAGCATATTTATCGTGTTAAAAAAGTTTGAAGGAAGGTTTGGTGGCGTGAGGTATTCAATCCTTGCGTTCGGCCTTGTTGGCATCAGCACAAGATTTCCCTTGCCTATTTTCTCCTTGAGCATTGCAGGTGTTATTCCACAACCTTTCTCAACGATGATAGTAGGCGACAACACTGTATTGCAATATCTAGCAACTCGGGAGACAATCTCATCTATTTTCTTTTCGGTTCCGGCTGTCTGTTCTGAGGCGCTGAATCCCCATATGGAGGTTGTATCTTCGTAAGAATTTGCTTTGTAAAAAGGTCGTCGTCCCCATGCAAATGATTTTCTTGTTAACTCTTCAGATAAATTAAAGTTAACATTGGGGTTAGGCATATCGTTGAGAAACACGTTCTTATTACAGATCGTTATTACTCTGACTCCGTCCGGGTAAATCATTGACCCAGCTTCGGCAATTAGTGTTTCACTGCCTGTTTCTTCGTCAATATCTATAATATCTGCCTTATGTTTACTGTTGTCCCTAATCCAACACTCAACAACCAGAGCCTCTCCGCCAGTGTCTCCACTTACGTCAAGGTCTTTGCGAGTTTGATCAAGGACCACACCAACACCAGAGTCAGATAAAATAGCGTTGGGGCGCACTTCTTCCCTATCTTCTCGGCCAAGAATCTGTGAAACATTGTCTGCAACTATCTCTTCTTTTGGATCGAATGTGTTTTTTACTTGATATATTGGGAGGGCGAATGCGTGTATCTCATAAGGCATGTCCTCTTGCTCAGGATAATAACCTTTTGCTGGAAAATATGAATATGGATCGAGAAGAACTGGAATAAACTTTTTTTTCTTTGAGTTCCAGACTGCCTTTTCTATTGTTATTCCATAAATTTCATTATTAAGCGATGTCCTAGATAATAAAGCCTGTTGCTCAGTCTCGTTCCACCACTTCTTCATTTTCATGGTAAGAATCTGATCAACGTTATCCTTCTTTCCGTCAAGGTCGATGACTTGGGCTACAGGGTTTTTAGCGGTGATATTCGCAACTGTTCGTTGGATATTTGCAAATGTGAGGTTGATACTCAATCGGTCTGGGTTATTTCTGGCCTTTTCTCCCCAATGGTTTCCCCGGAATAAACGATAGCTCGATTTCCATCGCTCCATCAAGCCGAGTCGTTCTTTCTCGGCGTAAGAATCCTCAAATAATCCCCACACCCAATCGGCTAGGTCAGGGTGTCCTTTCGGTGGTGGATTCGCCAGTGTGAATTCTTCTGCCATGTCTTCCCTTTTTTTCACAAAAAAAGCCCACAGGTGCGTATTGCACTCTGTGGGCTTGGTTGTTCCAATGCCTATATGTTTTACTACTCAGGTCTTAAAGATTCTTCTTTTATCGCTCGTGTTATTTTACCATTTTCAAAAACAATAGTCAACTTTCCGAAGAAACGCCTAGCAATTAGGTCAGTTATTGTTTTTACTATCCAGTTCACTTCACCCTCAACTTCCCAGAAGGAGCCAATGCCGTACCACAATCAGGACAAACCATGCACCCATATCCGGCTGAAAAATCTTTTACCGGATTATCCCAACCCCAGCCCTTCCAAGGCTCTTTCAGGTCTATCATTGCAGGGTTCGCAAAACGCTCAGGGTCGTAGGCATCGGTAGTCGAATGATAACATTGCCCACATCCAGGGCAAATTACATCTGATGTTGGGTAACTTTTTTTCTCTTCTTCTTTTCCGAAATTAATATCGTACCATGGAGATTCGTAATCAGGTGTTAAGTCAGCGATTTTGACACTTTGCACCTTCTCCCCTGTATAGCAACCGTTTTCATCTTCTACAACATGGTAACCGGGCATGTCTTTAATTGCGTTCAGGGCATCGCCTTTGCGTTTGAACGGTTCGCCCCTTGCTGATAGTATTTTGTCTGTCATTTTTTACCCAACCCTTCCACAAATTGATCCATAAAAGCATTATGGGCTTTAGCTGTTGGCTCCGGGATATCCTGCTGCATAGGAATGTCCTGCGCAAGATCGTCGTCAAGATTGAACACTTCACCATTATTGTCGTTTGCTGAAAACAACGAATCATAAGGGTCGCGCTTTGTCCGGTACACGAGCCAGCCGCCCAGTGCCACCCCTGAGAGTGTACTGAGCCAGCCAGCCAAAAAGGTATACAGTGTTTCCATTATGCCGCCGTGATTTCCAGGAGGACAACAGCTTTAACAGCGTTTGTGCTTGCCCCGTCTGTGATGACCTCAATCGCCTGTCCAGCGGTTACAGTATTCGCCGCTGTTGGAGCAGCTGTATCAACTGTTCCTGCACCTGACCCTGAGAATGCAACGGTGATAGCTGATCCTGTCACAGCGACCGTGGCAATCTCAAGGCTTAACCCAGCGTCAACACTCGCAATAGCACCGTCAATAACACTCCACCAGTTTGAGATTGTACCAGCAATTGGAGAAGTCACCCATGAGGAAGCACCTGTCGATACGTCTGCAATCTCTCCTGTTACATAAACTTTCTTCGGGGCCGCTGCTGCCGGGGTGATTTCAAGCGTGACAACCGCCATTGCTGCGTCAGTAGACCCGCCGTCTGTAATTATCTCGATTACTTGCCCTGCCGTTACAGTGTTTGCTGCGGAGGGAGTTGCAGAATCAACGGTTCCTGCCGCTGAACCTGAATACGCAATTGTGATTCCACCGCCTGTTACTGGTGTACCACCAATCTCAAAAGTAATAGCGGCGTCACCAACAGTGATAGCGCCATCAATAACTGTGGTAATTCCGGTAATGTCACCGGCCACAGGGGACACGACCCATGTGCTTGCGGCGCTGGATATGTCAGCTATCTCTCCACGGAGGAAAATGTTTTGTGCTACAACCTGAGTGTCAACATAGGCTTTGATGCTTTGCTGTGTGGCAATTTTAGTGTCAGAGTCGGAAGACATCGTATCTTCGTCGAGAACTGCGGTTCCACTTACTCCGGCGTTCAACACTGAGCTTGTTAAGGTTTTGTTGGTTAGTGTATCGGTTGTTGCCTTACCTACCAGAGTATCGGTCGCGTCAGGCAATGTGAGCGACCTATCGTCTGTTTGGCTCGAAATGATGGTCATGGTTTTCGCTGTGGTAGCTCCGCCAAGACTTACAAATAGGTCTTTGGTTGTGTCTGCCGTGTCGGCGAACTTGCACGTTGCATCATCCAAGGTCTTATTTGTTAGTGTCTGAGTTGATGACGAACCTGCTACCACTAGGGCATCAGCATAAGCCTTTACGCTCTGTTGAGTCGGAACTCCAAATGCGTCATCGGATGTCATGTCGTCTTCATCCCTGACATTATAAGTTGACCTACCAGACATTACTGCTACTAATTTATCTACTGACATTTTGTTTCTCCAGACATTTAAGTCCTCAGAGTTTTAGCCAATCAGGACTACTACCGATACCCGGCCACTTAGTCGAGCCGTTTCTATCCATCATGACTTTTAAAATTCAACGTTGAAAACCGTACCCTCACCATCGGCATCCTCAAGCCAGGGCCTTTCAACCTGCAATGAGTGTACCATACCGCCTAGCAAACCTACAAGCGGAAAATTGTCAAGTGCCCCTTTTTCCGCATCTTCTCGTTGAAATGACTGTAGTGCTCCGGTAACTATTCGGTCACCGTTAATATCTAATTGTTTTTTCTCCAATGCGTTAAATATTTGACGCACATACAAAGGGAAACAGTGCTTTTCTCTCCTATCAACTGTGTCTTTAATGTATAGGCCAGCTTCACTACCTTTATGTTTCTCAAGCGATTCTGACGCTTTAAGTATTAATGTCTGATATTTTTCTTGATCGCCGTACCAGTTCGGAAGGATACGAGAATCTTTTCCAAAAAGGTAATCTCTTCGCAACGTTACCATTCTTTCAATCAGGTTAAAAACATTGTTGTCCTCATATGATTCGAGAACGGTGAATTTTACAGTTGGTTCGTTCTGTATGCCAACTATTAATAAAATTCCAGGCTTTACCTCTTGCCCAGTTGCAACAGGATATGCCACGCCGCCCACGAGGTGACAATAATATTCACCGGTTTTTGAGTGAAGAAACACTGCTGGTTTCAGTGTGAGTTCTTTTCCGGTTATCACTGCCCAGTCTTTTCTTGCTCCGGCGGTTCCTTCTATGTGATCTGGCTTTTCTATTGTTATTTTTTGGGTCATAGTGTTATTGCGTGATTAACTTTCAACTTATTGATACTGTTATCAATCATTCCAATGTTTCGTGGAAATACTAAATCTGTCACCGTGACCATGATGTTTTTCAGCTACACATTTTGATATCTTTTCCAGATGTTTTTCAATCTTAACCAGCGTTGTCAATAATTCTTTGAAGTATTTAATCATCTTCTTCCTCTATGCTTGATAACAAAAAGTTACAGCGGACTCGCAAGCTCGCCGTTGAACATCCTACGTTATATTGACAATAAAATTCCGATAATCAAAAACAGTATTGAACCATAAAGCCACAGTTTAGCTCCTGCTTCAGATTGTGTTTTAAGGTCACTCACCCTCCCGTCAATTTGCCTAAGATGCAATGACCATTCCGTGGCGCATAAAAAACCAATTGCCCACAAAACAAGAGGTATAAAATTTAACCATTTCATAATGTTCTCCGTAAAAAACGCATATAACAAGTCCAATTAACATGGACTCGCAAGCTCGCCAGTTATCTCAAACGTTGGGCGGTCAAAGTTCTGCAACCTTGCCGCCCGATAAAATTAGATTCCACGGGCCAAATCACATTGCAACCGGTAGCCTTCGAGTTCCCAAACCTTATTTCGTGCGTTCTCCCTGCTTATCTTCTGGCCGATGCCCTCATCAAAATTCGCCTTACTGACACAGGCCGATTCACCCCGCACGGTAAAACCACTGGCAAGGGTTAACTCACAGACCATGGCCTTCCCGCTTGGTAATGTGGTGAAGGTCTCACCAACGATCACGGTGTCGATATCTGCCGGGCGGAGTCTTGGAGCGTTCAACCCTTTGTCCTGGATCTCTTGTTCAATTTCTTTCTCACTCATAATATTTCCTTTCAAATTAAGGTTCCGGGCAAATCGCCCAATAAGTCCAATTAACATGGACTCGCAAGCTCGACAGTTATTGGCGCGTTATCTAGAATTGTTTCTAGCTGTTTTGGCACCTTCTATTTGCACTTTAACCCCAGTCAAACCGGGCTTGAATCTTACATCTCCTTTGCATGTCTGCACTACAGTATCCTCTCCAGAATCTTTAGCGTGGTTAAATGCCTTAAAAATAGCTTCTAAAGTTGCTTTGTCATTCGCCGGATGTCCCATTTTTTTACCTCATTGGTTTCATATTGATCTTTATTTTTTTCTATAATCATAATATCCTTATACATTACAACAAGTTAATTCAGTGGAGACGAAGAGACCCAGTTTATTAAATCTGCAAGTCAGTGGCGGACCACTGATTAAATCGTTAGACTTCCCTATGAAGCCACGCCCAAGCCAACAAAGGCCACATAGTTACAACCATCGGATACCCTATAATCGGAATTGGACAAGATGAGGCCCACTTAAACAAACTGCTATTTTCATCGTCAATGAAGGATAAAACAGCACATCCAACGGAAAACCAAACAAGCCACACAATAAAAAATAAAATTAACGTATACATAAATAACCTCACACAACCAGTATTCAATCGAACTGGAATAAACTTTGCTGTTTTAGCTGGCTTCACTAGCCATCCGCTTAATTCAATCGCTACTTATTGAAGTTTCTGAATAAAACCTGCAAGCTCACAAGCCAAACCACCCGGCATCTTAACCAGAATATGGTTGTTGAATTTAGAATCAAGTACATCAACCAGAAATTCCCTCGCTCCCTGTTCATCCTCGCTGTCTGCAGGAAGGAAAAAATTACACATTCCAGGGTTTCTGATTTTATCTTTTACTATGCAGTTTTCAACATTCTCACACTTTTTACATCTTTCGTGGCACATACTTCACCCTCCTTATAGGTGGTTATTGTCGTCGTTTGATCCTGGAGATATTAATCTTCCTATTCACCAGATCAAACTGTTGATCAAGTAATCGTTGCTTTTTTAGTAGTGACAGCTCTCGTTGTCTCTTGTTTGGAAACTTTATTATTTTAGCTTTCACAACATAAACATTACTGGCCTAAACCAGTCCCTCAAAGAATCCGGTGTGTTCTATCTCTGTTCCGTATCTAGTCGCGTCAATAAAATCATCATCCCCAACTGGGATTGGAAGCGCGTTCCCGTCTTTATCTTTTTTCCACTGATACGTGTTGAGCTCGTTAATTACTGGCTGCAATTCTTCATCAACTACGATCTCGTGTTTTTGTAACCACTTGATCCCGTGCATGATTGAATCTTTGCCCTTTTTTACCGGCCTAGCGTCGATTCCTTCGGCTTGCAATTCTGCTATTGATTTTGGTTCTGCACAGTCGCAAAAGATTGGCTCCTTGCCAATTATAGGCTTGAGCTTTTCGGCAATCATTGGGTTTGTGAGTTTTTTAGCCATCCATGCTTTGAAGATATATATTCTCTTGTGAGGCTTGTCGTAGTGCATCCGCACGTAAGCGTTAGGGTCAGAGCTATAACCAAAATCAAGGCCGTTTCTGATCCTGTCGAATGATTTACTTATTTTTGAAAGATCTGCAGTACGCCAGTTGGTAAAGATTGCGTCACCAAGTATACCAAAGTTTCCAAGTGTGTAAACTTGATACCAATACTCATCCTCTTCCTCTTCAAGTAACAAGTGATCTTCGTCATCGAGAAACTCATTGTCGAGGTGGGTTGTCTTGAGAACACTAAGACGTTCGTCAATGTGTTCTTTCTGGTTATCCTTCCAGGCAATTGGGACAAAATACTCTTTATAGATCCAGTGAGTCTTGTAAATTGGGTTAAATGTCATAACTATGCGCTTTTGGATTCTGCGATCATCATAAACGGCCACCCCCCTCAACCTTTTCCGCAGCTGCTTGATATCCGCGTAAGACATTTCTGTCACTTCTTCACACCAAACGTCTGTAATTACGCCAAGTTTTGGCGTGATCGACTTAACTTTTTCAACATCGTCAAGGCCGCTAAATAATATTTGATACCCGTTTACGCAAGTTATGTGACCCTGGGATGGGACGGCGTTAAATAAATGGCCAACATTCAGTTTCGAAATCGCTTTAGTTAGTTCGTTGAATACTGATTTGGTGATCGAGTTCCCCATCTTCCGGCAGCACAGGTAATTGTGACCGCCTTCCATGATATTCTCAATCGTTCGCTGTGCAATGAAGTTTGATTTTCCTGATGACGAACCACCGTAAAAAATCTCTGTTGACCTTGACTGGTCTAAATACGGGAGGTAGATAGGGTTGTACATGTCCTCACATATTTTGAGTTCGTAGTCGTATTTCAGTTGCGGTTTGTTCATCATCTAAATACTATTTTCCACTTATTGACACTGTTATCTTTCTATGCTAACCCCTGCCTTTTCGCACTTATCAAGAATGTCATTAATAAATTCAATAAACTCTTCGGCCTCTTCCCTGTATTCCCCGACAACAAGACCATCAAAACCAAAACCTTTTATGGATGGGTGAGCATGGTCTATGTAGTGTTTAACTGTAAACTTTTCCATAATATCCTCTTGATTTTAAAGATAACAATTTTATAAAGCTGACCAGAATGAGGTCAGGGGTTTAGCTGTCAGTTTGTCGGCTGGCAGCTTATAACGGCGTCAACCATCACTCCCAGCCTTCACCCTAGAAACAAAAATACGTTTCTTTTCTGTATCCTCTTCGTCGTTCAGGTTGTGTGCCTGACGCTCAAGGGGAATCAGCTTTGATATGGCATTAGTAAGATTTCCAATAATTGAAGAGCTTGAAAGTAATGAGACTGCCTTCAACATCTGGTTCCTGCGGTTTGCCCCTCTATCATCTTCAGTCTCTTTAACAATCTCCTCCTCAATCTCAGTAATGTTCAGCGTGGACTCAATAAGCTGATCCCTCAATATCCTGACTGCTTCCCGTGTATCCTGAATATCCTTTCTATGCAACATGACAACATCAACAACTCTAGAGCTCTCCTTTTCGACAATATCATCGTCGCTTGTCCCTGGAGTGTGGACTGATCCGTGGACTAATTTAGTATTTACCGCCTCTTTTACCCTTTTAGTAAGGTCTCTTTTAACACCTAACTTATTGGCTTTACGCAACAAATACGAAGCGTCTACACTGTGGACTCTTGCTACTTCCCTTACTGACAAAACACCAGCACGATAATCACACCATATCGCTTCCCAATCAGGCTTCTTCTTCTTATCCTTTGTCATTTTTATGCCTTCTTACGGTTGTGACACCAGCAATAACTACTTTTGCACAAGTTTTTAAAACTTCTTCTTTTTTCATAATCATTTTTCCAATAGCATAATATTGTTTATATATTCAGCTAACAACAAAATTACCTGGATGGCTAGAACGTCAATGACCCTACTGGAATATACATTGAGGGCCACGGATTATTATTGGGTTAGACCCCATACTTAGCCTTGAGATTTTCAAGTTGACAAAGCTCTTGGTTCTCTATAAATTTTCTGCGGTCTTCTTCTTTTTTCAACCTTGCCGCCTCTTCTTCGTCAGTCTCCAGCCTGGTAAAGCTGATTCTAGCCTCAAGGTATCCGCTCTCCCATCGCGAATCACCTACAAGATCTATATTGGCCGTGTCCATAAATTCCTGGGGGATTAAGTCTATCTTCTCTCGCCAAAACGCCATAAATTCGGCAGGAGCAGTCGGAATATCATCTTCAATATCATCATCTTCAAAAACAATAATTCTCACTTCTCTTTTCATAACACCCTCCTCACCACGATCCTTCACCCTGAAAACAAACCCTAATTATTTTTCATTGTCTATTAGCGCAGCAATTACAAACGCCGCGGCTAAAAACGGCTCGCCACTAAAAACAGGAACAAGTAAACCCACCACACTAAACCCAAGGCAAGCAAAAAAAATACATATGGAGATCTGTCTTTTCCATTCTTTTGTCCATGATTATTGGTTATTATTTTTAATAAACACACCACCAGCCACAACAGCCCTAAAACGAACAGGGTGGTATTTGCTCCAATTCCTAAGCGTTGGGACTTTAACGTCCACTACTCTAGAACATTCAGTTAGAGTTTTGAAACCTTGCTGCTTACAATATTTACTTGGCTTAATTTCTTCTTTCATAATATATAAAATAACACATTATATTTAGATTTACAATGTAATTGACAAAATAATTGGCATTCTATGTATTTTTTGGTCAAAACGAGAAAAACCCCATTGCCGAGAATCACAGGTGGCAATGGGGTTTAGGAGGGAGATGAAGCGACTATTACTTTATACTCTATCGCTCATGTTTTTGCAAGGTGTATATTTCCTCCTTGGTTGCTGTTTTGATCAGTCGTTGCACCGGATTATTGGAACGCTGGCGTTATTTTTACTCATCCGGTGGCGGCACTGGTGAGATTGCCGTTTGGTTGCCAGATATCACTCTTGGATTTCGTCAAGTTCTCTCTTAATAGCACCAGCGTCTTCTTCGTCAATACAATGGCCTTGTAATGCCTCCAGAATCACACCTTCTTGGCTTCCGGTGATTTCTGACATCAACTGGATTAAAACGGCCATCCTTACGCTCTCATACTTTTTCATAATAATCTTTCCTCGTTATTAAAACGGCGTTATATTTTTTTACAACAACAAATCGAGCATCCCTTTCTCGATAATAAGATCAAGCGCAGCCAAGGTTGCGAGGTGCCCTTTAGTCTCAGTGCGCCTACCGGACTCGATCCGGTTAACTGCTGGCTGTGTCATGCCTAGCAGTTTCCCGAATTCCTTCTGAGTGAGTCCTGTTTTGCCTCTTAATTCTGCAATCGTTAAATTTTTCATTTCAAAGCTCTACGACTTTGTCATTTTCCTCAAGTCCACCTTCAAACCCAAACCCAGGAGAGTATGTCCAGCCTACTGTCTCGTCCGGACAAGATCCGTTTTCCTCTGCTATTCTCTCACAGTCAATGTTCCTGTCTCCTTCGACTGTAGCAATAACTTTCATTGTTTCTCTGTTAAAAATATAAAGTTTCATCGTCTCTCTCCTTGTTGTGGGGCCTGTTTCCAAGCCCCGTTGGTTATGTTAAAAAGGTGTATTGTCTACAAATGCGGCATTTTCATTAGTCAACCACTCGTGTAAATCATCTGATTCATTACCTTCGTCGTCAAACCCTTCGCAATTCTGGAACTCAATAGCTTCTTCTCTCATTGATTTCTCGTCCATCCCGTAGGCAACTGCTAATTCTTCCCATGTTTTTCCAGTCCAATCAAATTCTGCTCCTGGGTTAATTGTAGCTTTCATAATGTTCTCCCTGTTGTCTTTGTCGCTTAAGGCTTTATTGCCTCATCCTTTACCTACAATATATACCCATTGGACATATAAGTCAACAGTAAAAACACATTTTTTTACTTTTTAATAAAAACCTTTGGGTCATACTTCAGTTTACGCCATTTTTCAGTGCCGCTAATATATCTCGTTGTACGTGTCAAAACTTGTCCATTGGTCATTACCGGGTTGCACATTAAATCAGGTCGGCCGGCTCCGTTGGCAAAGACCTCTGCAACTTTGTAAATCTTATCTTCAATTTTTACAAACTCTCCAGACAATATCCCACGAGGACTATCAACTCTTACATTCTCGCCAAATAACCGTCTCAGATCGTTGAGCGATTTAGCGCCATGACGATCACGGTAATAGCTCACCTTTTGCTCATACGCGGTATACCCCTCTACTTTTAGGGTGTTAACAACATCAGCGTTACTGATAACTTTTCCATCGTCTCCCCTTATCGGTGGCTTTGGCTTAAATGACTTTAGTTTTCTCTCAACTTTTTCTCTATGATTACGCAATCCGTCGATCGTCGTAATATTTTTCCCTGCAATATGGTTGCGTATTTGTTTTGCTGTCGTCTTTTTACCTTCGCCACTTAAAATTGCAGCAGCTTCAGCACATGATAACTTTTCTCCGTCATCTCCATCTACAAATATCTTCGTCTGGAAAGTCATTTTATGCCCTTTGTTATTTTGTATTTTCCACTTATCAACTAAAAAACCAAGTTAAGCGTGGAAAAGTTGTCCACTTATTAACACTGTTATACGCCAAGATCATCCAGGTAGATATTGGAGCACTCCCCACCAGCTATCGCCAAGCTCAATCTACCTAGCCATTCAGAAAGTTTAGTTGCCGCACGATCTGGTGTATCCTGTTCTGGAAAATCAAATAATTGAATTTCTGCTTTCCACTTTCCGCGCTCTTTTACCAATCTCATAGACTGCTCAACTGTGGTTGTCCCATTGTTGTGGCTGACAGAATAATCAACGAGAACCATATCACTGGAAACATTCAACGCTTTTACCTTGCATCGTGTATAACAAGGCAATTCACCGGAATTTTTGCAGTCCTGGCTTCGTTCTTCGTCTATTGTGTTATCATCGGTCATTTCTTCGTTCCTCGTTTTGTGATTTAATTGCAAAAATCCCGTGATTTAAAACGTTATATGGACTTGAAACTGAAGCCAAAATCTTTCCAGTGTTCACCATCAACAACGTCTTCGTATGCCTTCAATCTTCGCACCCGCCATACGTGATCGGGGTAAACCCCTGTCTCTAGCTCTAAATCCACATTTTTTATCCCCATCACAAAAGGGGTGGCCTTATCTTCCTGTAACACATGACTCCCGTCGCTATATGTCTGCCACTGGTCAGCTATCACGACCGTCAGCCCATCGAAATTCGCCACCCCAAAAGAGTCAACGGTATAGCTCATTACAATATCGCCGGTTCTTAATCTGTTTCCAGCGTCATCTTTTAAACCAGTTGGCAGCCCTACCTCACACTGCCTACACCTCCCAGAATAAACATATAACAAATCATTCAACGTGGATTTGCGGGCAGCGTCGGTTCCTGGAACTTGGTTACTGTTTTCATAACTCATTGCTATATTCTCCTTGGTTGCGCTAAGTCCGCAAACCAGTTAATTCAACCGTTGGTTTACTATGGCGCTATTCCACAATCCCAGCCAAACGTATCAGGTCCGTCTTCTCCTGCGCACGCGTCCTTCACGACATTGTCATATTCATCGCCTGCTAAAATCCTTACCATTTGGTCAATACACCAATCCTTATGGTGCTCCCCGTCTACCCCTCCCCATTCTACTGCGAAGTCTATTGCCTTCTTAACTCTTTCTGTATCAGTCATTTTCTCGCTCCTTGTCGTAAACCAACAAAATAATTAATTGGACTCGTTCCTCGCCATTTATCCAAGCGTTCTATTGATTTGGCGCTTCCAATGAAGCCCAGTGGGTATATTGAGTTTCGTCACCTTTATAATATTTAATCGTGTGGAAAGATGTCTGTGGTGTTCTGCCTTTAGTGTATGCTAATATCCACTCTCCTATCTCTGGGCGCTTATCCGTAAAAAGAGCCCAATCAATAGAACAATGCGCTTCAATCGACCCCAAGGTCAGCGGTTTTTTGCTTGGTAATTCCAAGCACCCTTTCTTTGCGTTCATAAAAGGGTGGGCCAGCCTATTACATTCGCTTGTATAATTTTCACATTTGCTTTTGTGTTCACATATTGCCATCGTACTTCTCCTTAAGCCACTTGGGGCAATTGAGCTCAGCGTTATACTTCTCCGTCCCTTTGGTCAAAATCGTATGATTTGCGGCCAACAAGTTGATAAAAATCCCGCATAGCATCAGTGACAGCCGTTGCAGCTTCTTCAAGTGCCTCGTCATGCTGCACCGCTATATGCTGTTGCACATACTCGTAAAAGTGGTCACAAGCAACATGGGCTCTATCAAGAGCTTCGTGCCAGTATAATTTACCTTCTTTGTATTCACAGTCTTTTTCTTCGCATTCGCACACGTTTTTTACCTCCAAAAATGTATAATAAAACTCTAAACATGGATTACTGAAACTGCCACGCAACCAGTTGCCTCAGCGTTAACTCTCTTTACTTTTTAAGTACTTAACGTAATAATAATTTTTTGTGTCTATCGACCACACACAAAGACATCCAACAACTGCGCAGAAATAAATGAAAAATCCGCTTAGTTTGTCGCCAGTTTCGCAATGGTAGGCGTATGCTATTGTCATAACAACAACCAAAAAAACAGCCCACGGAAATGTCATTTGTTTTTTACTTGAGTTAACAACACGTTTCATCGTATTTTTTGCAACACATTCTATTTTTGCCATAATAATTTCCTCACATAAAAATTCGCTGCAACCAGCCATCCTACCTGAAAACTTGTTCTTTTCCTTGATTAAACGCTCAATATGCTTTGCTTTTGCCTATATTGGTGAGTCCTCTGGTATCTCAACCATGTTTGAGTAGTTCTTGCTGAACTTAAAAATGACACTTGGCTTTACTCCGTGGCGATTTTTTGGAACATCAAGCAATAACTCTCTTTCATCAATTTTACCACGTTTCAACATCATTCCCACATCTGCTACAGCAGCCCACTCACCAGCGCCCTTCAACTCAAACGTTCCGACATCACCACGGCCTACTGCGTTGCTCACTTGGCTTAAACACACCATAGTCGAATTCGTTGTCTTCGCAAGCTGCTGAATGTTTGTAGCAAGTGTTTTCTGCTCCATGTACGAGTTGTCAATTCCTTTTACATGGCAATTCTGAACATAATCAATAAAACAGACATCGATTCCCCCGCGCATTGCATGACTTCTTGCTGTAGATTCAATATCAGCAAGCTCATTTATATCATCGTGTATTTTAAGGTTCCACGATTTTAATTGACTATATGCTTTTGAATACTTTTCCTGGTCTGTTGGCCACACGTCACCGGCAAGAATCCTCTGTGAATAAATACCTGTCATGTTACCCAAAATCCTTGCCACCATTTGTTCTTCTGTCATCTCTGTGGCAATGACACAAACCCTTGCTTTTTTGTTTGCCATGAACAAGTTAACAATCATCTGCACCATCATGGCAGTTTTACCTGTCGATGTGTACCCGCCTAAAGCCCAAATTTGCCCGCTAACGTAATAAATCATTGAGTTATCTAGTCGTTGTATTCCGGTAGCAAGTCCAGTCGACCCGCGGGCAATGTTGGCTTTTACGTGAGCGTCAAAACGGCCAATGACATCTACTATTTCAGGCTCCTTTCCTTTCCCTCCAGACTCATTGTTGTAGATATCAGTTATCCCGCGCAAAATATCTTCTGCCTTCTTGCATGATATCAGGTTGTTTAAACCGTCTTTCATCCTTCTTATTTTTGATGCAGTTGCAATCTCTACTGCATACTGTGTTGCGCTAGTCCAGAACCCTATACTTGTCGATGATGTGACGTAAAGAAAATCAACTCCAGGACTAGTACCAACAGTTACCGGATCAATTGCAGCCCCTTCACGAAAAAGCTCTTCTATTGCTTCAAACGCAAAATATCCTTTCTCTGTCTCCATGTCAGAAGCTTTTACTATTCCAATAACAGAAGGAATACAGCTTGGGTCTCCGATCATTGCCCCTATTAATGCTTGTTCTGTTTCTTTCAAAACCTTGACCCTCCAGTTTTTTTAGGCTCGTTATTTACATACCCATCGATTTTGCTTTTACAGAACAATGTTTGTGGCCTGAGAAAAGCAGACATCTTTTCATCATTCCCCCATGCAACGACTTGATTATTAATTGCCACTATACAGTCGTCCTCAGAAAATCCCTCTGCCATCCTTGAAACAATCAGTGAAAGATTTGTTTCTACTTTTTTAAATCTCTTGGATGTTTTTTCGTTTAGGTGGTCAATCACACGCTTTGCAGCTTCTTTCTTATCATTATTCTCATTCTTAACCTTCTTATCATTGTTGTTTGGTGTCACTTGCGTTTCACTTCCGTTTCGTGTGCGTTTCACTTGCGTTTCATCTGCGTTTCGCTCTGACTGGTATTTGCAGTAATTACATACTGTTAGCCGTGTCGTTTTTGATTCGTTTTTAGTGACTAACATTGAATCAGTTTCGAGAAGTTTGAAAAACCTTCTAACCTTCGATTTGTTCCACGACTTACCAAATAGCCTTGCCCATGTGTCCAATGACTTTAAACTTTCACCACGTTTGCACTCGAATAGCTTTCCACCTATCGCAACTTTATGGTCGGTATGATTTACCTCCATGATGATAGTCAACCATGCCTTCAGATGTTCTGGATTTTCAAACACCCAGTGGTTTTGTAATTCTCTATGGACTTTGATCCAGCCTATCACGACTGCTGCCCTCTCCGGATGATACATTGCTTCCTGTCTGGTACTTCTGAAATAGCCTCGAAATCTGGTCTTTTCCCTGTATCAATATTATAAAGCAATCCGTGTTGTTGATTCTCATATACTGTCCTGAACACATAAACTAGTTGAGATTCTAAGGCTAACGCTTCAACCTCAGACAATCCTTTTCTAACGATGTTAACTATATGGGAAGGGCCGTAGCCTTTAGAGAGAACTGATTTTATTCTTACGTCATGGCCTTGATTACGGTTCAGGTCCCAAGCTCTATTACCCTTTCCTTTGCCAATATAAAAAGGCAAACCTACAATGTTTAGTCTATCTTTAAGGTTGTAATCCTTTGACAGTGGGTCAACGTGAGCATAGACATAGTAATCCTTAGAGTCGTCATAAGAACCACCAGAATAAAGGTATTCCCACTTTTGATTTAAAACAAATTCTATGTATTTTATTCTTTGGGTATATTTTTTCTTTCCGGATGGGATTGGCAAAACTGAGTTGCTTTCGTTTAGCTTCTGCTTTACATCGTCACCTCTCTTGCCTCTTAGCTTTATCTCAGAGGTAATATTGTTGTTGATGTATCGCCTAAACGACTCAAGGTCCGCCTTGCTAGAGTGGCGTATAGTATGGAAAAATAGTTCGTAAAAATTCTTCAATTAATGCACCTCAACAAAAAAGGGCAGCAAACAAATATCCAGGGGGAATAATCTGCGGTTACAGATCCGAAAGCCCTTTCCATTTGTTTGCTGCCCTAAAATTTTCAGATACATTTTAATTCTCTTACCTTTCGTTTTATTTTTTTATCATCCAGCCAGGCACCACCCCGGCTTTCACTTGATATCCAGATTATCGCATATTTGCTGATTGTTTGCAAGGAGTTTTGTTGGTTAATCACAAACAGTTTCAATCTCATAAACTATTGGCAACGGCTCAACAACATCCACAAATACAGCACCGTAGGCCACCGATGCGGCCAGGATTATTGAGACTATTGTTGTCATTTTTTACAGTCTCCAGGGACATAACCTCCTGTCTCAGTGGTTAGGTGTCTGATTACGCTATGCTGCCAAACCGTCATGGTTTGACCATCTTTGCGCAACGACATTGACTTTGTTAACACTCTGCCGCTGTATATGCAGCATGGGATATTTGAAAAAATATTGCTTTTTGCAACGTCTATCTTATCGACGACTATTGTCCCGTATCCAGAAGATACTGTGTCTCCTGTAGATATTTTGTTGTGCTCAGTGGCATAATCTACATCTAGAGAGTTAAGCTCTTTAGTGTGCCGAACCTGCATTAACTCTTTTTGCTG